CCAATTGTCCAACGTTAGACAGTAAGGAACTGACCAACGTCAAAATCATCATGAGCGCTGTTGGAATCAATGTAGGTAACTGCTGCGCAATGCCTGTGATCAGAGTAGATACAATTGCAATACCACCTTGAATAATTGCCGGTAGATTTGCTGTAATCGCAAGCATGAGGTTATTCAGCATCGTAGCGCCTTGCGCAATCAAATTCGGTAATGCTGCTACAATTCCATTGCAGAAATTGGTGATAACCTCTGGTCCCTTAGTCTGCATCATAAGCAGGATCTGGTCTATCTGTGTACCGAACTGGCTGTATAATAAGCCAAGCCCCACGGCTACAACTCCGAGTACAGCCCCAAATCCCATAAGATTTGCAAATGCGGGCATGAATCCGGCTACTTTTCCAAGGACTCCCTGGAATGCCGTTCCTATCTGTCCTCCCCAGGCTCCGATGTACCCACCAAAATCTTGAAATGCGGATGTAATTTTAGGAAATTTTCCGGCTACTGCAGGACCAATCTTCCCAACGTATCCGGAAATCTTAGTTGGCAAAAAGGTGAATGTCTTTCCGATAACACTGTTAAGCTTCGGCGTTAATACTTGAAATGGTCCAACAATTGAACTGCCTAAATTCTTTAGACTTCCACCAAATCCAGTAATTGCTCCCTTGGCATTTTTTAATCCGTCCGGAAACTTACCGATTGCAGTAATCGCTCCTCCTGTGACATCTCCAAGTCCACCAAGAATATCGGAAAATGTTCCGGCACTCTTGCCAATCAGTGAAAATGCTGGGACTGCACCGACCAATACCCCGGTCAATTTACCAAGATTCATTAGCTCATCTGTAGACATTCCTTTTGTTTTTTCGACAAAACCGGCAATTGCATCTGTAAAGCTTTTAAGCATCGGAACTTTATTTCCAATTTCATTGATGAATCCAACAAAGCCTCCTGATGCATATGCTTCATTTAAGTCAGATATAGCCTTAACGCCAACAGAAGCAAGATTTTTTAATGGGACCTCAACAGATTCATAGATTGAAATTCCGAGTCCTTCCAGCCCAGATTTTAAAATTGTAATCTGGCCAGCAAGGTTATCCTGCATTGTTGTAGCCATTTCAGCTGCAGCGCCATCTGCATTGTAGATGGAATCCTTTAACTTGTTGAAGTCTTCATCTGATGCATTGACAATAGCAAGGAGTCCAGACATTGCCTCCTGTCCCGCAAGAGACGTTGCTATCTGTGTCTGTTCTGCCTTTGACAGACCACTGAATCCACTACGAAGATCTGACATAACGGTATCCAGGGATTTCACATTTCCTACTGAATCCGTTAACGACAGGCCTAACGTATTCATTGCGGTCTGTACTTCTTTTGTAGGCTTCGTCAGTCTACTCAACATCTGTCTCAGAGAAGTACCTGCCTGTCCTGCCTTGATTCCGGAATTCGCCAATGGCCACGCCACAATCTTCAACACTGAATCCTAACGCTCCAGCCACAGGTGCAACATACTTGAATGTCTCTCCCATCATGGAAACATTCGTATTTGCATTAGATGATGCTGCCGCCAGAACATCGGCAAAATGCGTAGAATCCTGCGCCGACAATCCAAATGCCGTTAACGCATCAGTTACGATATCAGAAGTTGTCGCAAGATTCTCTCCGGAAGCAGCCGCCAAGTTCATGATACCCTCAATACCATTGAGCATGTCCGCGGTTTTCCAGCCTGCCATAGCCATGTATTCCATAGCCTGCGCTGATTCTGTGGCTGAGAACTTAGTCTTGGCTCCCATCTCTTTTGCCTTATCTGTCAGAGATGACAACTCATCACCCGTCGCTCCAGATATGGCAGACACTTTCGACATTTCTGCTTCAAATGTCATTCCGACTTTAATGGCCGCGGTACCAATCCCACCGACTTTTCCAGCTACCTTGGTCATCGCATTACCAACTGCTACACCTAAACCTGTGGTGGCAATCTTGCTGATCTTACTAACGCCCTCATTAAAACCTTTTTCATTTATCTTGGTATCGAAATTCAAATATCCGTCTGCCATACTATCATCCTTTCTGATAGCACGGCTCAACGGCTCACATGTGCTTTTAAATCTTAATATTTATTTCTCTTTTACATTCCCGACAGTTTAGATACACTCCACTACATTTGGCTGTATCCTCGTAAATCAATAACTTCTTACCACAATAAGGACATCTGTACCATTTTCGTTCTGTCGGGATCTTAATCATATGCTTCATCACGCGAACATATCTCCAATCTCATAATCTGTCATTTTTCTGCGCTTCTTTTTCTTGAGAGCAACTGCCTCTTGAATCTTTTTCACTCTCTTGCGCTCGTCCTTATCTTTAATATCCCGGAGGTCTGTATTCCGGTACAAAATGCGCTGTTTGATTTCTGTGTTGTCCGGAAGTCCGATGAACAGCGTCTGAAACTCCCACCAATGCATATACGGAACAGACTGCAGGTCGATTCCGTACGCTTCGCGAAATGCACTGTAAATCCAAACCATATCCTCGTCAAAAGAATACACTTGTTTTGGTGAGAGCATTGGCTCATCGGATTCTTCGCCATCCTGCCTCATTGCAAGAAAATCTCCCAGAGCCTCAATCGCCTCTTTCAAATCGTCTGGAATTCCATCTGTATACCACTGCAATAATAGCCGGCACTTAATTTGCCACGGAACGTCCTCGTCTTCCACCAACTTCGTGAATCGTATCCATTCCCGGAAATCTGTCTCGACCTCATAGTCTTTCCCGTTTACGCATACCGTATCGGGGAACTTATCAATCAGAATGTTCATAGCATGCTACCTATTACAATTAGGATAATAACTAACATTTCCTTTATTGTGCTTCTTTCCATGCTGTTTATTGTGATTACGGTTCTGCTGCCTGTTCCCATGCTGCTGAACCATATAATCACTATATTTCTCATTCAGTTCAAGCGCCTCATCATTTTCGAACTTAAGCAGTGCATCTGTGGCATCGAGACATGAATTAAGGCTGGTTCTACCCTGAAACATCTCCTCGTGTGCTCCCTCTCCGATCACCCGGTCGAAAAAGTTAAAATAACACTGACACTGCGCGCGAATAATATCCGCTGTCTTTCCGGTTTTCGGTACTTGTGCTGCTTCATCAACCATTAATTTCTTTGCTTCGTCCAGATTTTCTAAAAAATCAACATCTGTAAAATCAATCTCAACTTCGAGATTTCCGTATTTAAAAAGGCTCATCGGCTCACTCTCCTATCTTTTTATTAATCCGCTACAAATGTACATGTCTGCCAGTTGTCTGTTGTTGTGGCGGTACCCTTGATTTTCTCACCATTGGCTTTCAGGCTGCCTTTGTAGATCAATGCATCAGTTCCATCTCCTGAATTGTCTGGAACAACGCTCCAATCACGCTTTCTAGCAACACATGTATTCGGTGTATCTGCCTTAATATCAAAAAGATCTACCATAACGATGCTGACCTGCGCATCAGAGCCAAGTAATTCATCATCTGTGATCTCTGCGATTTTCTGCTGTACCGGATCATTGGTATAGCGGTCAAATTCATAATCGTTTGATGGGGCATATCCCACAACATCTGTTCTCTCACTTTCTTCGTCCACATAATGGCGGCTGTACTCGGAAGCGTTCTTGCTCTCAGACATGGACGTGAATCCTGTCATTCTGGTATATGTCTTTCCGTCACCGGCAACGTCCATAAATGCCACTCTTTTGTGTCTTCCGACTAATTTCTTTTTTGTATCTGCTTCTGACATTTTGTACCTCCTACTTATAAATCAATCTGCAAATCATCTGATACCGCCCCAGATCTTCCTCTGTGCTAAATAAATAGCCGGACTGCAACACGTCTACCCGTATAGCATCGTGCTCGTCCAGCTCCGGGAGGATATCGTCTAAATTGTTCTGTTCTGTCCATTCCGCAAAATCCTGATAAAAACCACTGTTGGCAATGCCTGTTCTGGCGTCGCCATCATAAGCTTCTTTCGAAGTGAATGCGAACTGGAATTGTTTCAGGCAGCTCCCATCTACATATCTTTTATAAATAGGATCTGCCCCAATTGGGTCTATAGAATATTCCATTCCATTGCCAAGATAATCAATATTAATTTTCCGGTCATCGATATCCGGGTACGTCATAACATAATCCCGGATACTCTGGATAATCGGTTTCTTACCGTCCTGCAATCTGCTCTGCTCCTTTCAGAATAGCCTCCTTGTTGCTTGCCTTCATCTTTTCGAACCATCTCGCTTTAGACTTATGCTCGTAATACTGCCGGCGGGCGTAAGGTGTCAAGTACTCAATGGATCCAGAACCTATCACAGTTCCAAGTGTTGCTGACTTAATCATCATACCTGTTCTCCTTGGCGTGAGCGGATTCATATATCTCAGGCATTCGGAATCGACAAACTCTTGAGCTTTCGAAAAATTCTCTGCTTTTGTCCGGGCAAATGACGGATTCCATTCAAGCCTCGCTTGGACAGAACCATTCGCCGTTACCTCTGTGAATACGCTTCCTCTCGGAGTCGTAATGCTGAAATTTTTCTTTGATGCCATTCCTTAAGCACCTCCAATTCTCCAGTGCGGAAGTCCCCCGAACCGGTTGTCTGACCAGGACAACACCTTACAGTGTCTCAGTCGTACATCGGTGAGATCTGCCGGCTTCTCAATCTCCTTAATACATTCTTCCAGGACAATATGATCATCAATCTGAATCGTCCAGTAATTCCCCGGATTATCTTTCTTCACAAATTCCTCTGGTGGAAGATACTGATCTGCATTCTCCACATCTGTAGGAATACGAATCTTGTACACTTCCGCGCTGTTAAGTCCGGAATCTCCAACAGATGCCTTGTGATCCACGTACACATGTACATCTCTAATCACTGTTCTGTGCCAGGCGTCAAATGTGTTCTTTTTTCCGGGAATTCGGTTATAGATTGTAATCGTTGCATTCGTCAGCATTATCATCCACCGCCAAACTCATAAGTCCTGTGTTGACCAGATACACCTCTGCAATTTCATACAGCATTGAGTCTAATGACTTGCCTGTATCATACGATACGGAATAACCATCATTATTCTCTGACATTTTCCCGTCACGCTGAGCATACTTATATGCACAATCACACATCTCACAGAGCGCTGTCTTCGCTTTTGCAGACCAAGCTCCCTCTGTCATTCGATCAAACGTATATCTATTCAATCTGGCACTCATTTTGATTTCCAAGGAATTCCAGCGGCTCTCTGAAATCAAAGAACCGCCAAAAGAATCCTTGTAATACTCATATGTCACGTTCATATAATCACTCCTTATGCCGAGGCTACAGTGTGTACGTAAATACCATCTTTCTTATTGTCCTTGCACTCAGCAATACCAACTGTACGATATCCAAACTTCCAGCCATCTGCAGTCTGATTCCGATCAGGAGAAATGATTTTGGAAACCGTATGTTTCTGATACTGGATTGCGGCCTGCTTGTCCACGATCATGAAGTTGATATTCAATGCCCCGGAAGCTTTCGCGAATCCACCAGCACCACTTGCAGTAAGTGTGATTTTATTCAAAAATCTTCCCTGCGGCACTTTTATAATGCCCGCAAATCCTTCCATTGCTTTCTTGGAAGCTGTTGTATCCAAATCATCAATCAGCCCTGCTAAAACTGGATCGATGAACAGATAACAAGTCGCAAGGTTCGCCTCTGCATTCTCAATCTTTCCTCGAGCTGTACGTAGTGCTGCAAGCGCTACTTTTCCGTCCGTGAGATTCGCGCTAACGGTTGTTACACCAGATATCTGTGCATAGGACGCAAGTCTATACGCATCAAGCTCCGGTACAACCTGAGTTCTTAAGAACTCTCCTGCCAGTCTTCCAAAAGCAATACCTGCAGACTCAATGTTGTCCATCGCATCGATATTAAACATACGGCCACGATCATAAGCACATTTCTTAGTTTCGTAGTCAAGAGTTACATCGCCAGATACATACCCTGAGTTCTTATCGTAGTTTGCAAGTCCCTGCATAGATAACTTTGGAATCAGGATTTCATTTGCATTTGCTCCTTCTCTGACCAATTCGCTTGGCCCATCAAGGACAGATGTCAAGGATGATAATTTATACACCTCATCCAAAAGTGTGGAATACTGTTTTCTTAAAGCAATTGTGTTTGCCATTCTTCTCTACCTCTTTCCTATTTCTTTTCCGGCAGTCCCATAGCGGCTCGAAGCGCTGCTACATCATCTCCACCGATGTCAGCACCACCAGTACCGCCAGTACCACCTACTGGGTTATTAATTGGTTCATCCACTCCAAACAGATATCCGTCAGACTTCTTCACATTTTCCAGTGCAGTCTTGATATCATCGGACTGATTTTTAGATTTTTTCAGAGCGTCGATATCCAGCATTGCGATAACAGCCTTTTCATTTCTTCCACCTGCAGTCTTAACCGCCTCCTTAACGGAATCCATAAACATACGGTCTGCTTCTTTCGCTGCATACTCATCATCTTTCGCTTTCAAATCTCCCTGAAGCTTTGTGATCTGTCCCTGCAAATCTTTCACATCTACGTCTTTGAATTCTTCCAGTTGGGCATTTACATCGTCCAGAGACGTCTTATAGTTGTCTCTCTGGGAAACTACCTTGTCATAATCGCTTATGGTACGGTAATTCTCTTTCCAAGCCTTGTCAAAATCTGCTTTCTTATCTTCCGGGACTTCCAATCCATACTCCTTTAAAATCTCATAAATATTTTTCACAGTTACAATCCTCCTAAAATTATTTATTAACCGCTCTTTCAGCGGTGTGGGTATAGCCTTCTGAACCTCCGGCGGGGTAATTGTCCAGTTTATAGCCGTGTGGCAGGGCATAAAAATAAGACGCATAACCCTGCGTCTCAATGGGAGATAAACGGATCACCGCCTTACTCTTTCGACTCTACAATAGTTACCGTTCCTTCAAGAACTCCAAAATCCGTCTGCTGCCGAAATGTATGAGTTTCAGCCACATCTTCATCGGTCATCGGTCTGGTAAGATACCACAGTGAGTCGTCTTTCCACGTAATTTCTTCAAGTTTCTGATTTGGTTCGAGTTTCACTGTTGTCTTTCCGCCATAATTTTTTGTAACAGACTGGCAGCCAGTCAGACTCATCACCGCCATGCTGATGGCAGTCAGTGCTATCACAACTCTCTTTTTCATGTTTTCCACCTCCTCACCTTAAAAATGTATACAAAAATACCACCGGCCATATTGACTGGTGGTAACTACACAACTGCTTTTAACGCTTTGTTGTATTCAATTTCCAACTCACGTTTAAATTTTTCAATCTCCTCTGGCTTCATTCCCGGTTCTGCTGATGCACAAATGTCTGGGGTTTCTTCTGCCAATATTTCAGTTGCTCTCGGCTGTTCCGCATGCATTGCATCGTACTCATCAACTAATGCATCTTCAAGGATAATAGAAAACTCATATATATCTTCCGGAGTATTTTCAAGAAAATCCTTTATATAATTCATATATTTTTTAAAGACCTGCATCCGTCCATTCCTCCTTTTTATTTTTTCTTCGAACAATACTAACTATATCACCGGAGTTTTTATTTTTTATAACTACAAGCTGTTTGCTTGGGCTGAACCAAATCATTTTCTCTTCTCCTTCAGAATAATTCGGCATAGTTTTTATTAGATCGAGCACATCTTCTTCGTGAATCACTTCATATCCTGGCTTATTTAATCTTGGTAATCGACTCAAAGCATGAACTGATAATTCTTCTCCTTGCTCTCTGAATCTATCATATGCCTGTTTTGATTTACTCTTAAATTCTTCCGACCAATCTTTCTTGTTAATCTCAAGATATGCGAAAAATTTACTTTGAAGCTTTTCCCACTGTTCACTATCATTATATTTCACCTGCCCGAACTTAGCAAGTGAACCAACAGAATCTCCAAGAACTTCTTTGTATCTTTTATACTGAGCTACGTCTTTCGATGCGTTCTTAACCATTTCTGGGTGGAACATGGAATTCTGGCTCTTGTTGTTCGTAGCAATCTTTCCCATCATATCCAGATAAATACGCTCACGTTCTTCCGTGAGACTCATCTTCCTGCAGAACCGGGAATACTCGTTGAGCTGTCCTTGATATTTTGCCTTGTGCAGAATGATTTCGTCCTGATCAGCACCACCATGTTGCAGTAATCGCACTTTCTCGCGTTGCGCTCTCATAGCTGTTTCCATCTGTCGTTGCCTCTGTTTAGCTTCGTACAGGGTATACTGCTTACCGTTGAACTCTTTTGGTTCATTCTCCTTCCTGTTCTGCTCTTCTAGCCATTCATCAGACCAGTTGCGCTGCGAAATGCCAGGGAAGAAAAGATGATAGGTGTGATAACAATTCACTCCTAAAAGTCCGGTCACGGTGCCAAGTCCACAGACTGAATACAACTGCTCCTTTGACCAGACACGCCCTTGCCATACTGCATGAGTCGGACGTGCTCCCGCATGCCACTCCACTTCAAAAAACTCTGTTCCAAGCTTCTGTGCGTTGTACTCAGATATCTTTCCAGTAATCTGACTGACTGCAGTCATGACCGCTCTCCTTGCAGCCACATCAACCCGGTTAGCTCTCCCGGAAGAATAATCAATCTGCCGAAGTCCGCTGTTGGTAAGTTGTGTCACAACTCTACGCAACACACTGTTATAATCAAATGCTCCGGTCACGATATCATAACACGCTGCATCAAGGTATTTAGTATACACTTGAGAAAGTGGCGTCAATACCTTCTTACCATTGCCGTAGTCCAGGTAGAAGCCAAGGGAGTTGGTCACATTCTCCAAATCATCAAAACTCTGGTCAATGATTGCTTCTGTAATCTGCTTGAGCTGTCCGTTCTCTTCGAATGGTATGTACTCGGCGTTAATCTGTTCATATATATCCTTATTCCGAACATATTCCCAGTTGATCACCTTGTCGTATAACTCAAACATTTCCGGATAAGAAGCGTTGAGCGCCTTTTTGATTTCTTTTTCGATATCCTCTGAGGAATACCCCAGAATCCGTAACCGGTTAATCTGCCAGTCTGCGGTACTGGTTATTTCACCAGCTTTCACAATCCTCCGGACAATATCCTGCATGATACGCTCTTCCAAATCCTGATACCTGGAAGCAATCTTACTTGCAAGCTTATTCTTGTAATCATCTTTCATATTACTCCATCACCTGATTTTGCTCCGGAATCTTAGATTTTGCAGTTTCTTCGTCCTCGTTGTACCACTTCATTCGGTACTCAAGTAGGCTCATGACACCCATGCTGACGTCTTGCCTGTCCTGCTGTCTTTCTGATTCTTCATCAGCCAAAATAGAGTCATTAAACTCACAGGTGAATTCTACCCCAGACATATAAGAGCCGTTGTAGAACGCCAACGCATTCACGAATCCATTCAGACATTCTTCCAGTTTGCCCTGAATCGCCGTGACTCGGTTGTATTTCCTTGTCTTGGAAACAAGTACCTCTGTAGCTGTCTTATCCACTTCCTGCGCATCTGACAGATCTCCATAAGCAAGACCGACATTGAACTCGATTTCCCGTTTGTATTCCTCCAATCCTCTTCGGAATGCTTCATCTCGCATCTCTGGGGAATACTCCTTGTACAAGTCTTTATTGTTATCATCAAGATTGAGCCCTCTGTACAAACGCTTCTTAAGCCTTGGAAGATAGGTCTTGCCACCTTGATTTTTAAGCGCTCTCTCATCAACATGAATCGCACGTTCTCCGGAATCATATTCCCAATCCAGCCGTGCCCCCTGCACGTCCGCTTTTCTGATCAGATTCTCTGCCGATTCATACACAGATACCCCACAGGAAGAACCATCTACCTTGTTCTCAATCGGATTCTGGTAATATCCGAAATCCATTTCAGCCATACCAGGATAAGTGATTGGTCCCGGAAGAATATTCGCCCATTCAGCCACTTCTTCCAGACTGCAGTTCTGGCCAATATCGCTCTGACTCTGTGAATGATAACATTTATTCTCAATTGTCAGATTTCCATTTGTAAAATAATGCCTCTCGACTCTGGTGTAATAGTCGTTTTCACCAACACACTTCACTACCAGGAAAGCAATATCATTCGGAGTACCGCTATCATCAAAGCTGATCGGAATGAATTTGTCTGCTGCAACATACTCTGCCTTATCCGGACCCAACGGTCTGAGGACCATTGCTCCAAGTGCAAGACCGGTCTGCAGCTTCTTGTTCATATCTGATAGACTCTTCTGAAGAACCGCATCCATATTGTCGTTATTCAGGATCTTGGCTTCCATCTCCACCAGCACAGAATCCGCGAACTCACGGCAGATACCTTCCTCCAGCTTCAAGGACTCTACGGTATCATCACACCAGTCCGCCTTACCGACCAGCATCTTTTTCCATTTGTTGATGGCATCAATCATGGGCTGTGACAGCGCCACGTCTTTGCCAATTATATTTTTTAATGTCGTGTAATTAAACATGCTCACTATCCTTCCCCATAGTCTTTTTAATCCATCAAACATCTCACACCTCTTCTATCAGATCGCGCATATCCCGCTCGATCGTATATTCAAATGCGTCCAGACTATCGATATCGGTGCTGCCATCATCTAGACGTTCATCTTTATCTTTCACGTCTTTGTTCCACACTGCATCCGAAAGTGCTGTCTGCAGGGATTTGCAATCCTCTGTGATCCAGAATCTACCAGCTCCCATCAATCGGACTGTGCAACGTATCCGGTCAATAATAGATGCTTTCTTCGCCTTACGAACAACAATCCAAGGGAACTTCTTTTCTACTTCATTCCGAATAGAATTACCAAGAACAGACTCAGCATTGTCATAGTATACCGATTCGACATTACAGTATTCTACATAACTGCCTCGTCTGACAATTACGCTGTATCGGTCAATAACTTCTTGAACAAAATCACAGAACAATTGATCCAGCATATTGCTGTCGATATCCTCATCAGTGTCTTTCGCCATGACTCGCTTAGACATGATTCCTATCACGTCTCTGAAATCGTCTGTATAGCCTCTTGCTACAAAAGCATGGCCGGACTGGTTTCCTCCGAAGTCGAGTCCAATCTCTATCGATACGATATCATTTTTTCTAAATTGCTTACGTTCTGAATCATCTGCAAGTTCTTCCACTACTTCACACCGGAACTTTTCCGGATTATCCGCAAATCGCTTATAGATTGTTCCTTCTGCACGCTTCCAGAGTCCAAGGATCAGGCGATCATAATAGATTGTGCCCTCATACTCCTTACAGAGCTGCTCCACGAACTCTACTGGAAGAAATGGATTGTCAAAAATTGTATACCTCTGCAGGTAGATATCCAGCTCATCATTGTCCAGGAACTCTTTCAGCCAGTGCGTTGGGTGCTCTGGGTTGCACGAACCATCAAAACATGAATACGGCTTATCAAGTCGTGATTTCAACATCTGAAACACTTCTTTGTTCCATTTCGCAATCTCATCACCGTAACAATATTTGA